CAAACGTATTATATATCAAAACGAAGCAGGCGGTGTGTCCGTGTTAGTACCTGCCCCCTGCGGCTTAACTGTCGCGGAGATTGCCGACAAAGATGTGCCGACGGGTTCACCCTACAAGATTGTCGACGTTTCTGACGTCCCATCAGATAGAACTGACCGTAGGTCATGGACGGTTGACGCGGCAGACTTAACCGATGGAGTAGGCAAATGAGCATTATAAAAATCAATGCCGCAGACCCTCAGATAAAGATGGCTTTTGATATAAGACAAGAACGTGATTCCCTTCTTGTGGGGGTCGACGCCGTTGCTGGTAACATCTTACGCTGGGCTGAGCTCACAGAAGAAAAGCAGTCCGCGTGGGCCACTTACAGGACTGACCTCTTGGATGTGCCCCAGCAGCCTAATTTCCCTGCTGAAGTCACTTGGCCGACTAAACCGTAAGGAAACCACATGCCGCTCCAAAAACTCCAGTTTCGCCCCGGTATTGTAAGGGACACAACTGATTACACGAACGAAGGTGGCTGGCGCGACGGTGATAAAGTCCGCTTTCGCTTAGGTTTTCCCGAGACTATTGGTGGGTGGACCCAGTTCACAAGCTCTCCTATGCAGGGTTCTTGCAGAGACTTACATGCGTGGACTACGTTGTCAGGTACAAGGCTTGTTGCAGCGGGTACTAACCTCAAGCTGTATGTCGTAGAAGGCAACCAACCGCTAGATATTACGCCCCTCCGCGCTACTACGTCTTCGGGGGATGTTACCTTTGCGGCTACGAATGGTTCTACAACGCTCACTGTCACAGACACGGGCAATGGGGTTTTCCTGCATGACTTCGTGACGTTCTCAGGGGCAGCAAGCCTCGGTGGGGCTATTACCGCGGGCGTCCTAAACCAAGAACACCAAGTTGTTTCCATCACCAACTCTAACACCTATACGATTGTCATCTCGGTAGCAGCTAACGCCTCGGACACGGGAAACGGCGGCACTGCAGTTGTAGGGGCGTACCAAATTAACACTGGCTTGGATTCCTCTGCTTCAGGCAGTGGTTGGGGTGCGGGTTCTTGGAGTCGCGGGACATGGGGTTCTGCGGCGGACGTCACAATCCCCGGCGAGAGATTACGCCAATGGTCTACGGATAACTTCGGAGAAGACTTGCTCGCTAACGTACGCGGGGGCGGCATATATTACTGGGACGCTTCTGCAGGCACTGCCAACCGTGCCGTCGATATCACTACTTTAAGTGGCAACAACCAGCCGCAAGCTGCTAATATTGTGCTTGTCTCGGAGCGGGACCGCCACGTACTAGCCTTTGGCTGCGACCCGCAAGGCGATGCTGGCAACCTCGACCCTTTAACCATTCGTTTTTCTGACCAAGAGAGTTTTACTGACTGGGCGGCGACAGCTGACAACACTGCGGGCGAACTACGTATTGGTACGGGCTCTGAGATCATCGCTGCGGTGCAAACCAAGCAGCAAGTAATTGTCTTCACAGACCGCTCCGTGTCTTCGATGCAGTTTATTGGTGCGCCGTTTACTTTCGGTTTGTCTGAGGTATCTACAAACACCTCTATTGTTTCTCAAAACGCCGCCGTTGCTTTCGGGGATGCAGTGTACTGGATGGGCGACCAAGTGTTCTATCGGTACGACGGTAACGTGCAGCCTATCCCGTGCCCTATAGAGGAGTATATCTTCTCGGGTATGAACACCTCCCAGCAAGCTAAAGTCACCGGTGCTATAAACAGCAAATTCAACGAAATATGGTGGTTCTACCCCTCGGCGGACAGCATCGTAAACGACAGCTATGTGGTCTACAACTACGTCGAAAACAGCTGGTACTACGGAACTCTTAGCCGCACCGCATGGTATGACAACGCTGTCTCTAGCCTGCCTATCAGTGCTTCTCCTGATGGGTACATATACTTCCATGAAAACGGTGTGGACGACGGCAGCACCAACCCACCCAGCCCGATAAGCAGCTACATCGAGTCTAGCGCTATCGACATAGGGGACGGGAATCAGTTCATGTTCGTGTCAAGAATCCTGCCAGACCTGACGTTCCGAAGCTCCACAGCTACTCCAGTGGCTGCGTTTCAGGTCAGCGCACGGGACTTCCCCGGTGCCAACTTCGACCAGACATCTTCGGGTAACGCGGTGCGTACATCCACCGCACCCGTGGAGCAGTTCACAGAGCAGTTGTTCTTCCGACTGCGGGGTCGAGCTATGTCGCTGAAAGTCTCTTCGAATACGCTTGGGACGCAGTGGAGACTCGGCACCCCCCGTGCAGATGTGCGGCCGGACGGGAGGCGGTAATGGCACAAGCAGTCTCTATTCCATTCTTTGCGGAAGCTCCTTCGCAGTATACGCAGTCCTACATGGCGCAGGTCACACGTGCGTTCGCTTTGTATGCCCAGCAGCAGCAGAACGCTGGACCTATAAGGGCTAATACGCTTAATCTAACAGGACTGGCCATCTACGCTAACAACGCCTCGGCGGTGTCTGGCGGCTTGGCGACAAATGATGTATATAAAACCTCAACTGGGGAACTAAGGATAGTGGTATGACCGAAAAGACAACACCGGAACGTAAAGATGTAGCGGTCCCTATCACTGCACCAGAACCCGCAAGCGGCGGTGTTTTTTAGTGGGGGCGAGCCCCTCGTGCCCCGTGTGTAGGAAGGTTCCTACTGATGCCTGACGACGCACGCCTAGCTAGAATTGAAGCCAAACTTGACCAAATGGGGGAAGCTATCGTTTCGCTTGCACGGGTCGAGGAGCGCATGGTCACGCTATTCAACCGACTCGACGCCATCGACAAAGACCGCGCCGCGCAGGTCAAACGCTTGCAGGTTGTTGAGGAAAAGACCGGCAACAACGGGCAGTCTTTGCGGTTTGCCGAGCGTGTCTTCTGGATTGTCGTGGCGGCAGGCGTAACCTACGCCTTCAAGGGCAGTGTCTGATGATTGAAGTTCTTGCCTTAGCTGGTGCAGTCAAAGCCGTTTCGGGTGCGATTTCCGCTGCGGTTAAGGCTGGCAAGGACGCAACGTCACTGATGCCTGAGTTTGGCAGGTTGGCGGAACTCGACGCAGAGATCAAGTTGGCTGAGTCTGGGAAGCATAAAGGCTTTTTGGGTAAGCTGACATCAACTGAGGCCGAAGGCTTCGCAATTGCCGAAGCAAAATTAGCCCACAAACAGGCCGTCGATGACTTGCGTAGCGTATGCCGCCTCTACGGGCCACCTGATATGTGGGAAACGGTACTGCATGAGCAAGCCGCAGCGCGGGTGAGACATGCAGCCGCACTAAAAGCGCAGGCCGACAAGCGAGGCAAAATCGTGGCGATTATAAGCATGACGTTTGGTGCTGTGCTGTTCTTCATTTTGTCTGGCCTAATCATCTTCGGCGCTTCGACGCTGAACAAATAGAGGAGTGCAACCATGAAACGAATCATTATCCACTGGAGCGCGGGAACTCACAAGCCAAGCGCGAGCGACAAGAAGCATTATCACTACATCGTAGGCGGTGATGGCGCAGTGGTGGAGGGGAATCTTCCTGTCTCTGCAAACCAAAACACTGCAACAGAGTACGCAGCGCATACGCGGGGCCTGAATACAGGCAGTATCGGCGTTGCTTTCGCTGCAATGCATGGGGCTAAAGAGCGCCCGTTCAGCGCTGGGAAGCACCCGATTACTGAGGCGCAAGTGGAAGCCATGACTCGTTTGGTTTTTGATTTGTCGAATCGTTACGACATCGCTGTCACCCCAGAAACAATCCTTACGCACGCTGAAGTTCAACCGACGCTTGGAGTTGAGCAGCGCGGCAAGTGGGACGTGACTTGGCTTCCAGACATGGATCGTGCAGGGGAAGCACGTACTGTTGGAGACCTGCTGCGTCAGAAGGTGCGCGACTATCGCCAAGATCAGCTGACCCCTACGCCACCTCCATCAAAGGCCCGCACCAAGAAGGTCCAGAGCAAGACGGTGCAGGCTTCTATCGTTCAGGGTGCGTCAGCTGTAGGCGGTGCAGTAGCAGCGTTCCAATCGCTCGATGGCACGGCACAAATAATCGCAATGGTCGGTTGTGTCCTCGTGGCTCTGACTGCGATGTTTATTCTAAAGGAAAGGCTGAAAGCATGGGCTTCGGGTTGGCACTAATCGGTAAGTTTAAGATATGGGTTTATGCAATAGGAGCAGCATTAGTCGCTATATCATGGGCTTACTTTCGCGGAAAATCAGATGAGGCAGGAGATGAACATGCACGAGAACTCAACGAATACGTGGAAACGCGGAAGCGTGTGGATGATGTTGATATCACTGACGGCGACGATGCTCGTGAGTTCTTGCGGAATCGTCAAAGTAAGTAGCCCTGCTGTTTGTGACGGCACACAACGATACCGTGGGGCGCACGCCGATGCCATACTTGCAGAAGGCGCGGGCCGTGTGTTGATTACTGGGGCTGCACTTATCGCGGCCATTGATGCCGCTTGCGGTGACACTTGATGCCTATCCGCCCCATGCAGCCCGAAGACCTGCCGGCAGTGCTTGAAATGGCACGGGCTATGCACCAAGAAAGTGTGTACCGCCGTTTCGATTACAACGAAAACAAGATGGGGCGACTGCTGTATAACCATATTAGCAACCCTAAGACCTCATTTTCTTGTGTCGGTACTAGCAAAGGCGCTCTTAACGGTGTCTTTCTTGGTTCTATCGGGCAGCATTATTTCGGCACGGACTTGATAGCCTCCGACACACTGTGGTATGTCTCCCCGCAAAGCCGGGGCTCTCGGGTGGGACTGCAACTGCTACGTGCCTTCGAAAGCTGGGCAAAAGAACGCGCAGCGGCGGAGATATACGTGGGAGTATCTAGCGGGCTTAGTGCCGATAAGACGGGCACCATGCTGCAGAAGCTGGGTTATAATGTTGTGGGTGGAAATTACAAGCTACATGTTGTACTGTAGCTCAACAGTTTAAAGAGAAAGGTCTCTATATGTGCGGTAGTGGTGTAGGGTCTGCGAACGATTCCGGCAATGACAACGAGTCCGGCTCTGGCAACAGCTTCAAAGAGACCATGGCGAACATCTTCTCGCCGGGAGACGGTATGTCCTATAGGGATGGCCGACTAACCGATTCAGGTACGAATACCTACGCCTCCACCGCGGCCTATAAGGACGACAGCGGAAGCATGGTTACTCCCAAGACGTCTACGATCTATGGTCAAGACGGCAACCCTATGCAGATTCGCGCTGACACTAACGACATGCGCAATAGTCGCATTGGCTCGGCACTTCTGGGTGCAGCTACCGGCGGTATTCCCGGCTTAGTTGGCAACCTTGCTATGAACGAGATTACCAAGGGCAAGGGTATGCAGGGGCTTATGGGCACCGGAGCGGCAAGTGGCATCAAGGGTCTTTTCAAAACCCAAGAACCGGAAAGTGCATCGGGTATCCGCCCGAAATCACGGCGAGACGGCCAGCGGGACCGCGATCTGGCCCCACAAATGGGTTCTATTGCAGATATGCCCCGCAACGAGCCAGTCATAGCCGAACCTACAGTGTCAGTTAACAGTGGCGTGGCGGGCCCTTCGGCTATGAGTGCTGCTGCAGGGGGAGCTGGGTTCCAACCGGTCCCTAACCCTAACTACGATCCTAGCGATCCTATGTCTCCGCAGTTCCTTAGCAACCCTACGTACGCACAGCTGCTTTCCTATCGGGACAGCCAGCAGGTTCCGGGTATGGCTGAAGGCGGCGAGCTTAATGCAGCTCCCCCAGAGGGCGGTAACGAGAAGACTATGATCTCCGATGCGGTTAATGCCGTAAAGGGTGAGCTTTCTGAAGAGCAGTCCGCTGTGGTACTGGGTCAGTTTCTAGCCAACTACGGTGAGGAAGCTCTGCGAGACTTAGTAGATAAAGTGCAGTCGGGCGAGTTCGACGATACAGTAGATCGTTTCGCTAACGGTGAGGCTGGTGAGGTTCGTGGACCGGGCGATGGTTCCGGCGTAGATGACAAAGTACCTGCGTCCCTAGAGGGCCAGCAAGACGTACTGCTTGCAGATGGGGAGTTTGTCTTGCGTAAGAAGACAGCCGATGCTCTTGAGAAGAAGTATGGTGGCGGATTCCTCGACGCTGTAAACAAAGCCGAAAGTGCCGCACCGAAGACTATGCAGCAGTACATGGCACGTAATTAAAGCAAGGAGCTGACCCATGTGTGGTGGTAGCAGAACAGTGAACAACACGACTACAACAGGCGGCAGCTCTAGCGCTGACCTACCTGCATGGGCGAAACCTTACTTTGAGCGTAACATCGCCAAGGCAGAGGCAGAGTACTCTAAACCGTACGAAGCCTACACAGGTGACAGGTTTGCTGCGACCGACCCTAACGTAACCGCATCCCGCGATAACATGCTGGGTATAGCCGATACGGGCGTCGCGGGGCTTGGTGCTGCGCAGGGTTACGCTTCAATGGGTATGGACCGGGCTACAGAGCTTGGGAATTACGCTGGCGGTGACTACTCAGCGTTCGGTTACGGAGACCCAGAAACTTTCACTGGGGATGCAGTCTCCCAGTATATGTCGCCGTACCAGCAAAACGTGACGGACGTGCAAAAAGACAGGGCGGTTAGCGACTTTAACCGGCTACAAGGTTCTCGCGATGCGCAGGCTGTACAGGCTGGTGCCTTCGGTGGTTCCCGCCAAGCGGTGCAGCAAGGGGTGGCGGAGCAAGGGTTACTTGACCGTATGTCCACTATCCAAGCTACGGGCCAGCAGAAAGCCTACGAAGACGCCTCGAAACAGTTCGGTGTCGATAGAGCTGCACAGATGACTACAGAGCAGCGGCGCGCTGCCGAACTTGGACGGGTGCAGACGGGTACCGAAGCGGCAAGTCAGTTCGGTTCGGGCCAAGGTCTCGCAGCATTGCGACTAGGCCAAGGATTTGGTTCTGAGCTTACCCGTCTTGGGGAGCTAGGACGTCAAACGGACATCCAGAACGAACAGCTGCGTGAAGGTGTTGGCCAAGATATACAGGGTGAAGGTCAGGCGCAGCTTGATCTGGATTACCAAAACTTCCTCGAAGAGCAGGGCTACACAGCGAAGCAAATCGGTAACATGACCGGTATTCTTTCTGGCCAGCCTATCGCTGCAACGGGCACATCTCAGTACACTGGCACTTCTACTGTACCGACACAGCAACCGGGCGCGTTCCAACAAGCCGTCGGTGCCGGGCTTTCCGGGCTATCTCTATACAAGGCGTTCCAATAATGCTGAATATGATCGACACGCAGGACAAACTGAAGAACTTCTCTGAGAATCAGTTGATACAGGAAATGCAGATGCCGTCAGGGTCTGCGCCGCAGTTCATGGTCTTGGGTGAGATCGAGCGCCGCAAACGTATGCGTGCAGATGCCCAAAGGCAAGAGGGTCTCATGCAGCCTACTGTAGCGCAAGAATCAGTGACGGGTGCGGGCGTACCGCAACAAGGGCTCGCCGGTATTGCGCAGTCTCTAGCCCCACAGACCGATATGACCCAGAACACGGGTGTCCGTAGTGTGCCGGAACCTACCCGTATGGCTGACGGCGGCCCACTCTCTGCGGGTACTATGTCCGCTATTGCGCAGCTGAAGGTGGCGCAACCAGAACTCTACGCTCAAGTAAAAGACGATCCCGAGGAGCTTAAACTCGCGGCGGAGTACTTTGTGAACGTAGCTCAAGATGCCGAAACTACTACACTCGAAGGTATGGCAGCTCCGAGAGAGAATGACCTGCGCAAGCGTATATTTGCCGACCCTACTCGGGGTATGATTAAGGAACAGCAGCAACGTGACGCTGCAGAGTTCGGTTCCGGTTATGCACTAGACCAGCGCAGCAAGTCCTTATCAAATTCTAGGGGGCTGCCCGCCGACTCTGGAATTTTCTCTGAGGGCGAACCTGTAGAATATGTGAGCGGCACCAGCGGTCCGACACCCGGTGGTATTATCGGTGAAAGCATGTTTGAAATGCCTGCACTCCCTGAAACCGACGAGACTACCCGCCCGTATTTCCCGATCAAGCCTGAGTTTGACGGTGTCAAGCTGCCGTCGATGTTAAATCAGGTCAAGACACCCTCCGGTTCTGACAGCCCTCTATCTGCACCGGGCATGGAGACTGCGCCGGATGCGTCTGGCCTAACAGATGAACAAGCGCGCCGGTTGTACTTGTCGGGTAGAGACTACGAGGAGAGTGACGCCCCTGCTATTGTTGACATGCTCAATCGCGGACGTGAGTTCCAGCAGAGCGATACGACTGTACCGCGTGAGAAAATCTATGACCTCGGACCTAGAGGCCGGTTGAAGTACGAGATGGACGGCGCGTCTCCAATAGAGAAGTACCGTGAGTTTAACGCTGTTTCTAATCGCCTAGCGAAAGAAGCTATTGCGGATGAGGAGGCTAAAGAGGGGGCTACTTTCGCGGCGCAGGATGCTGTATCCGACCTTAAATACTCTCCTCCCGTTGTCCGTTCTGGTCTGGACATGACAACAGGCGACCCCTTGCAGGTACCTGCAGGTGGAATTTCTGAGCTGATGCCTCCTAAATCTGCGGAGCAAATAGCGAAAGACGCCGAAAGAATAGCTGCCCGTATAGCTGGCGGCGGTACCAAGACTGGCGGCGGCGGTGGAACGGGCTCTGGTTCAGACAAGAAGAGCGGCATTGTGGCTGCTAAGAATGGGATGGACCAAGATAAGTGGTTGGCACTGGCACAAGCTGGCCTAACCCTGATGAGCACTGGCGATTTCGGTAAAGCGGGTATAGCCGGACTAGGGGCGCTTCGGCAGACTAAAGCAGATGATATGGCCGAGCGTAAGCTGGATGCTGAATTGATGCTTAGAGAGACTCAAATGGCTGCAGCTAACCGCCAAGGCCGCGGCGGTAGCAGTAGTGGCCTATCAGCGAACCAAATGCTATCTCGGGGCAACGACCTTATAAAGTCAGGCCAAAATATGCTTGAAAATGCCGGGGATAACGCCGATCTTGCCGGAGAGGCGAACGCTATAATTCTTGCGGGGCGTAATCTAGTTCGCCAAGCTATCGGCGGCACTGCTCCAGCGGGCCCAACCATAACTAAAGCACCATCTGCAACCTAAAAGAGGTAACTAGCCCATGGGTATCTACCAGTATACCGACCCGACAACGGGACGTAGCCACAACTTTGAACATGCTGGGGATGCACCAACTAACGAAGACTATGCTTTCATCTCGGACTTCTTGCGACAGGACCGTGAAGCATACGCTGGGAAATATCAAAGCGTTTTCGGTAGAGAGTTTGAAACCCCCGAAGATGGCACCGCTATTGGGCGGGGTTACGAGCGCGGTAAGAAGCAAGTTAAGCAGGCTTTCGGCGAGACAATCGGCACCATTGGTGAAGAGACTGGGCTCGGCTTACTTGAAGGCTACGGCACAGGGCTAGAAGAACGGGCCCGCCAAGAGCAGGGTATCTTGTCCCTAGCGCAGCCCAAACGTATGCAGTCTACCGACGTAGATGGTTTTGGCTCCGCGTTAACCTACGCAGGTGAAGTTGTCGGGGAGCAAATCCCACAACTCGGCCTAGGTCTTGCGGGTGCAGGTGC